GAGGATGCGCACCCGCAACTCCGTCAAGTCCTCACGCCCGATGGCCTCAGCCGCGCGGTCGAGTTGCTGGGTCGCAAGGCGGCGCGGCCAGACGTAGAGCCGGTTCGGCAGGGCCGTGGAGGGCTCCGTGGCCGTGTCGTCCTTCATGACGATGGGCAAAGTCGGCAACAGGTCGCGCAGCGCGTCGATGGCCGGCAGGATCAGGCCCTCAGACATCGGGCCACCCCAAAGGGAGATTCGTGATGCGCCCGGAGCCAGTGACCATCTGCGTCGACCAGGGCTGGTGCGGATGCATCGATCGGAGCACGTCTTCGCGCTGTTCCTCGAGGTCGGCCCCCCGGGTGTAACTCTCGCCGGCGCTCTGCTCGCTCTTGTACGGGCTGTCTGACAGCGCGAGACGGATGAGCTTGAACATTCCGCGCCGCATGATCAGTTCGTCGGTCGGCGTGTAGGTCACGTCGATGGTCGGGCCACGCCAGGCCCCGGAGGTCTTCTCGATGCGAGCCGGCCCCGTCAGGGCGACCTCGGACTCGCCGAGATCCTTCCCGCCATCCTGGACGTAGATGCGCCCGCCCGAGGCAAGCCCGCCCTGTTCGTCCGTGGGGCGTTGGAGTAGGAGGGGGCCGTCATCACCCGGGCGCCGATAGCAGCGTTGCGTCCGTTCCCCTGTCAGCGGGCCGAGCCCGAGCCGGGGATGGTTCTCCGCCCAGGACTGCTCGTCATCGATGAGCAGTTGGAGCACGTCGAGGTCGAGACCCGTCGCCATGCGGGCCTCGACCTCGGCTGCGCTGAGGAGGCTCATGCGGAGCCCTCTCGGATTCCGGCTAGACCTGGAGGGAGCGGAGGACGGTGGCCGCCCTCGTCTTCTTCAGGGCGATCGCGACGGGCCCCATCTCGACCTCGCCGAGCTTCACGGCGCCCGGAAGGTCGAAGTTCGGCAGCCAGGTGCGCACGAGCGGCTGACCCGAGACGCTCACCCCGTGGAAGCCATCGAGGCCCACGCGGTAGGCGTAGAGATCCGTCCCCGCCGTGGTGGCCGCGATGATCGGGTCGTTGACCCCGGCCTTGGCACCGGCATCGACGAGCAGGCACTGGCCGTAGTACTGGCGGACGATCGGGGCGCCCGTGCCGTCGGTCAGGCCCGCCACGGGCCGCTCGACGAACTGGTTGGCCCGCCGGGCGATGGCCCGGAACTTCGCGATGGCCTTGACGTTGCCGACGATGACCGTCGGCGGTCCATCGAGGACCGAGAGCCACTCGTCGATGAGGTCGAGGGCCTTCATGTAGGACGTGGCTGAAGCATCGAAGTCGGTCCAGTCGCCCCCACCGGGGAGGGTGCTGGCATCGATCTCGGTGTCGGTCGAGGAAAGAGCGGCATCGAGGCCGTCGAAGCCGTCCGAACTGGGACCGTTGATCAGTTCGTCCTGGAACATCGTCCGGGTGGATTTGACGAGCTGCTCGATCTGGAACGCGACCTCACCGCCCCGCGCGATCGCGGCGAGTACGCGGTCGATCTCGAACGAGCCGCCAAGCGGCACGAGCACGACGTTGAAACGGTCCTTCTCCGCCTCGTCCGGCGTGTACTCCGCGTTGATGGCGCGGAAGGCCGCAGCACGCTCGGTCACGACGCGCTGGTAGCCGTAGGTCAGCGTCGAGCCGCCGCCCATCGGGCTCACGGTGTCATGGAAGATGAGCGTGTCGAGGATCGCGCTCTGCTTCCGGAACTCGTCGATGACGAGCCGGTCGACATCCCACTGCGCGTTCAGGGACGCCTGGGCCAGGGTGACGGGCATCTGATTCCTTCCTTCTCAGGCCCGCACCTTCGCGGGCTAACTTCGGGGGCTGGCCAGTTGTGCCGCGACGGCACTGGCGAGATCGGTGGCCTTCGGTGTGGCTGGAGTTCGGGGGCCGCCATCGGCGGAACCTGGTGTCGGCTTGGGCGGTGCCGTAAAGATGTCCTTGTGTGCGGTCTTGAAGGCGGCAACCGCCTCCTCGAGGCCCGAGACCTCGCCGTCCTCGCTGACCTGGAGGCCAGTGAACTCGTCGGCACGGGCCGCGAGAGCAACGAGGGAGGGCTGGGCCCCGGCAGCGGTGAGCGCGAGCCGGACCTCGATGAGCCGGATCCGGGTGGTGAGCTTGGCCGCTACCTCGGCCCCCCCGGCCTTTTTCGCCTCGGCGATCGCTCTCTCTGAATCAGAGAGGGTGGTCGCCCGGAGATCGGCGAGGTCCTTCAGCGCGGCCTTCGCTGCGGTCTTGGCGGCATCTCGTTCCGCCTTCATCGCATCGAGGGCTCGTTTGCCGGCATCGCCGAGGGCATCCGGGTCGCCCGTTGCGGGCGTAGGGGGAATGGTCGGGGGGTCGGCTGCCGGCGGAGCCGGCGGAGTCTGTGGAGACGTTGCGTCTCCCGCGACGGGCGTTGCGCCCGCGGGTGTCGTTTCAGGCATGGTACTCCGTTTGCCTCCTTGCGCAAGTGGTGAAGATCACGGCAGGACGCCGCTTTGCATATCGCCCCGAACCATCGGAACTCCATTCACACCCCCGGCATCGGGCAGGGGCGGGGCCCCTTCTTTCGCAGCCTGGGCCTCCCACTGTCTCACCGTCTGGTCGCTCGCCGGGAGCATCGCCCAGACTGCCCGACGCGGGATGCCTAGACCAGAGCGGAGCTTGACCAGCGCGTCGACATGCTGCGACTCGCTCTTCGTCTCCGGGTTGCGGAAGCGGGCTTCGGCGTCCGTCATCGCCGCCCACTTGAGGTAGCGAGAGACGGCCGCAGCCGAGAGTCCTGATTGCTCCGCCTTGACCCGGAACGCGAGGCGAATGACATCTTCCAGCGGATCCTTCCAGTCGTCGCCACGTTCCCCCGCCACGGCCGAGATGCCGCGTTCCACGGCGGTCAGCGATTCGCCCGAGGGAAAGGTGCCGCCCATGCCGAGCAGGTAGTGGGGCGGGAACCGCGTAGCGGTCGCGACGGCTTGCACGAGCGCCTGGTGGAGCTCGATGTAGCCCGAGAGCACCGTCGGTTCAAAGGTCCCGAACTTCACTTCGGGCGCGCCGTCCCGCGGGGGCGGGGCGGTCATCAGCTCATCTTCCGAGACACTCCAAGGCTGGATAGGCTTCATGGTCTTGGGGTCGACTTCGAGCTTGACGTTGACGGCCGTGCGCTGGCGGAAGGCCCCGTAGAGTCCGGCGAGCATGACGTTCGCGATGTTCGCGTTGATGGCGTCCTGGATCGGGATGACCGCGGCGATCTCCGAGACGCCGACCCCTGAGAGCGTCGGCTTGTTCGGGAAGGGGACGACCGGGACCTCGCCCAATGGATTGGGCAGCGGCCAATCCTCGCCCTCGACGATCCGCGGGGTCCAAGCCAATCCGCTGATGACGAGCGGGTCGAGTCCAGGTGCCCCGCCAGAACGGTACTTGTAGATGAAGTCGGGCAGGTAGACCGTCGCGAAGACGGCCTGCTCGTCCCCGTCGATCCAGCGCTTCAACGCAGCTCTTCGCAGACTCGTCTCGGGGTCGCTCGCGACGATGACCTGCGAGCCTTCCTCGACCCAGATGCGCGGCTCGCCCTCAGCATCGGGCCAGACCATCAGGCTGAACTCACCCTTGACGAGGCCGGAGCGCATGCCGCGCTTGAAGAGTGCGTCGAGGTTATTGGCCTGCCAGATCGCCCACGCCGCATCCGCGGCGGCCTCGACATCGGCGAAACGGAAGCCATCGATGCCGAGACGTTCCGAGATCGAGTCCACGACCACCGAGCAGTAGTTGACGAAGAGCGGCATGCGTAGCCCGAAGCTCTCGATGACGCGGCGGATCTTGTAGGTCTGACGATGCTTGCCGAGATAGTAGTTCTCCATGAGCGCCATGCCCGTGGAGGTGTCGGAACTGGAGCCATCCCGCCCAGCGCGTTCGGTCAGTCGGCGGTTGAGGCGGTCCAACCACCACTCGGGGCTGCCCTTCGGCAAGCGGGAGGTTCCCGGCACACTGGCGGTCTCGCCAGTGCGCGCCGCGGCGACAGCATCCGGCCAGGTCGTGCTCATGATCGGAAGCTCCCATAGAGGATCGGCTCATCGGGTGCCGCCCTTGGGGCCGTGACCGCACGGTGGACGGCGACCATCGCAGCCTTCGCGGCCGTGGTCGGCTTGCCTTCCTTGGCCGCGATGTGCCAGCCGGTCGGCGCCTCCCGGGCACGGACGTCGGCGACCTGCTGCGCGAGTTCCGCGTCGGCCTCGTGGATGAGCTTGCCGTCCACGGCCAGATTGAGCAGCGTCTCGGAAGCCGGCCGGAGGCGTTCGGGACTCATGGGGATGTCCACCATCGCCGCACCCACGGCCCGCAACCGTTGTGCCGAACCCTCGAAGAACGAGCCCGTGTAGACGATCTCCGGGCCCGGCGCCGGCAGAGTCTTCTCAGGACCGCCGGGATAGAGTCGGCGCGGCACGATGACCAAGGCGGGATGTGTCTTCCGCAGGGCGGTCAGGAACGTCTCGACCTCCTCGACATCGAGGTAGTCCCCGCTCGCGAGGGGTTTCTGCGGGAAGTGCGTGACCCGAAGGACGACGTTTTCGCCCTGCCGCTGTGCCGTGGCCACGTCGGCAGAGCGATGGTCATGGCCCATGCCCACGGCGGCATAGACGGGAAGCTGCGGGTCGAGCGTCACGGTGCCCTTCGTGGCATCCCAGAGGTTCGGATTCATCCACGCACTCTCGGCGTCGGGCCAGCGGGCGAGGTTGTAGCGGATCGCCTCGGCGCGCGGGACCATCGGGTCCCGGACGCTCGCCTCGATGCTCTCGATGGAAAGGAAGCCGCCGGCCTCGGGGTTGCCCTCGAGTACCGCTTGGCGGAGTTGCACCGGGTCGTCGAGGTCCCAGCGGCTATCGGACTCCCAAGCGAGAAACAGGAAGCCCGGGTCGATGACCGGCTTTCCCTCATCGTCGTGGCCGCGGGCCACGTTGACGCCGTGGTCGTACAACCGCCCGAGCAGCGAGTCTCGATCAGCCCCGTAGGTCGAGATCGCCACGAGGATCGGGCCCTTGAGTGAGATTCCGGGCGGCAGGCCAAGTTGCGGCGGGGTGCGCCGGGGAACGCGGCGCTTGCGGATCCCCTTGCTGCCGACGATGAAGAGGCGGATCGCGGCGTCGGTCTGGTACTCGTGCAGTTCGTCGAAGAGGTGCGCCGTCGGTTTGCCACCATCGTTCGTCCCGCCAACCGTCGTCGTGCGCTCGAGACGCCCGGTGCCATCGGGCAGGAGGATGCGGTCCTCGAGGATCGTTTCGCCTTCGCGGAAGTAGCCGGCCAGGGGTCCGGCGCGATCATGCGCGGGGTCGCCGAGGATGCCGAGCTTGGCGGCGCCGAAGAGTTCGATGCTCTGGCCGTAACTCGCGGCCGAGAGGACGACGCGCGGAGAGCGGACGGGCGCGACCGGGCCGAACAGTTCCATGTCCCCGAGTTCGCCGATCCGCTCGGTCTTCGCGTTGCCCTTGCCCATGAGGATGAGCACACGGTCATGGGCGAGCCGGCCCGTCTCGGGGTCGAACTCGTAGATCCGGTTGAGGATGTACCACCAGACGAGCGACAGGCGGACGGGATCGCCCAGGGCATCCCCCTCGCCGTGGACGAGTTGGCGCTGAATCGCCTGACCAACGAGGCGCCCGGCCGTCGGCCAGGGTCGGCCGTCATGCATCGGCTGGGGGCTGGCCCAGCGGGGCGGGCGGAACTCACCCGGCTCCCCCGTCCAGCGCTGCGAGTCGAGGGTCGGGCGAATCGGCATCGCCCTCGAGGTCGGCGTTGAGGTCGGCGAGACTGCGAGCGGCATCACCGAGCACCACCTGGACCTTCGGGCGGGCGAGCGGCGAGAGACCGAAGCGATCCTCGAGCGCTCGGATGGCCGGCTCGAGACTCACCAGCACGTCGTACAGCGGTGAGCGCCGCGGCTGACCCTTCGAACCGGGCACGATGCGCGCGTCGCGGACGGTGCGCAGACAGCGTGCTCGTTCGTCGCGGAGCAGCCAGAGATGGCGCAGGGCGGGCAAGTCCGTGGGCAGGACGGGCTGCGGCGAAGCCCAGAACGTCACCCAATCGCGTTTCGTGGCGATGAGCAGGCCAGGCGGCGGCGGGGGCATATCGACAAGGCCGCCGGCGAGCGCGGTCAGCGCCATCTGGCGTTCGTGAGCGGTCGAACGGGCGTGACGTGGCAAATCGGCTACCTCCGGGAAAAACGAGAGTCGTGTGTTGTACCGGGGCCAAACGAGTACGAC